TTCTGTTGTAACATAGTGTCCTATAATGTCACTTCCGTTACAACAATATCCATACGCTATTACCCTCTCTGCTACACCATCAATACGAAATCTTTTTTCAGAATGTAAGTATGTTCCGTAGTGTTGGTCTAGATTAAACATTTTTCTATTGGTATGTTAGGGTATTATAACATAAGTAGTTATAATTTAGCAAATCCCTTAATAATTTCTTAAGATAAATCATTAAAGAATGTACCGAATGTGCCACTATCACCGTCTTTTCTATTCTCGATTTTATCCATGATAGTAGATGCCATCATAAGGTTATCTATATTCGCAAGCATATCTGCAATGTGCTTACTTATCATAGGTTTTTCATTTCTTGCTGAGAAAGCAAGAGCATTTTTTAGATTGCTCTTTGCATCCTCTAGTGATTCTTTAACTTGTTGTGATAATGCCATTAAGATTTTCTCGACTGCTTATCGTATTGAATTGCTTGTTCCATTATAAGTTGTATCTCCTTAGATGTCAAATTATTTAACCACTTCCATTCTGGATCGTTCTTATCCCACTCACAAGTGAATGTCTTATCTTTATTCTGTTTTATCTGTAGGGAATTGTTTTTCATCTTTCAATCTTTTTTTAATTTTTTTAGCAAATTTGACATCCTCTGCATTATACCAATCAGGATGTTTTTTTGCAATCTTTATAATTTTCTTTGCAGCTTTTTTATCGGATAACATTAGATTGTTAGGATTTCTTTACATAGTATTTATACTCATTAAAAAACCCCTAGTGGGGTTTTAGAATTAATTAAGGTGGATGATAGTGTTTATACATCTTTATGATCCATTAAACTTTTGCTTAAAAACCTCCTTACATATTGATCTACTGATTGTTCCTTCGGTATCACATTCTAAAATGCACTGGTAGTAGTCTGCGATTAATTCTTTGTCTGAGTCCTTAGACCCACTAAGTTGGTTATAAGATATTAAGTTGTGCATTTGTTGAATACTGTACTGAGATTGTTGACATAATATAGAAAGTTTAACTCATCTTAACCTCCATTAAATGCTGTAGTTATTTATCAGTTAAATGTTAAAAAAACCTGATAATAGTAACAAAAATTTATGCCTACGAGTTTATACTTATCTCCACTTGCTCAATGGTTTAGTATGAGGATTATCTAGTTTAATAACATAATCAATTATCTCGTCACGCAAGGAAAGCATTTCATCGAAGCAGTGTTGATTATGAGAACAAGATCTCAAAGAATCATCAGGTTTATATAATGATTCTAGTAGTAAACTTCTTGCCCTATCCCACTTTTCATAGGAATTATCAACTTGAATGTTACTTTGATCTTTCATTTTTTCTTTGCTGTTTTGATTCCTTTTTTTATATAGGTCATGGCACTCTCAAAATTTCTTGAGAAGTGAATGACCTCACCATTGTGAACTATAGCAAATTTTTTTCCGTTAGACGGAACTGCTGCCCACATCCCATCTTTAGTTACATATCCAGTTGGTTGTCCAAGTTTGGGATCTAGTTTAGATGGAAATGTGGTAGGATAGAATTTTTGATAATTAGAACTTGGCATTGACACTGACCACTCTAGCATTTGGATTTCTCGCAAGAGCAACTTGTCTTGCTTCATCATAGTTTACAGCATATACTTGCTCGGTGAATACTCGACCTGCAACATACAACTGAACTTCGCATTTCATAAGTGACTCTCCTTTTAAATGAATTGGGACTTACAGGACGTAATTTCTCAACTGAATCAAGACAACCATAGATCCTTGCCCTAAGTTAATTAACTTATGTACTTATTATATAATGTCTAGTATGTTTATGGTGGGTTCTTGTGCCACTTTCTTAACTGGCATATAATCTTGTATTCTTTTCTGAATTAGATTACCATAATCTTCATGTAGTTCACATCCTATGTAATCTCGACCAAGTGATTTAGCAACCATCGCAGTCGTGCCTGATCCCATAAAAGGATCGAGAACTAGATCCCCCTTTTCACTTCCTGCGAGGATACAAGGTTCAATCAAGTCAGGTGGATAAGTGGCAAAATGTGCTTGACGATATGGTTTATTTGTAACAGACCAAACAGATCGTTTATTTTTCCTGTCATAAGACTTGGTAAGACCACTATGAGGAGATAACCCAGTGCCAGGATTATGATACTTACCTTTAGTGCGATCTCTTGTCCCCCAATCTTTTGCGGGTTCTTTGATTGCTTCATTATTATAATAGTATTTTTTATTTTTGCTGAATAGAAATATATATTCGTGAGATTTGGTGCATCTATCTCGTACACTTTCTGGCATTGGATTTGGTTTATGCCAAATTATATCTTGTCGTAGATACCATCCATCCTTTCTCATTGCGAAAGCGAAGAGCCATGGGATTCCAATAAGGTCTTTTTCTTTAAGTCCTTCGATTCGATTTCCTCTGCGAGGACACACATCAGGTAGGTCTTGTTTAGTATTTGCGACACTTTGCTTTGGTAATCCTTGTCCTTTTCCAGGTCTGTAGTTATAGTAACTATCGCCAAGATTAACCCAACAAGTTCCGTCAGTTGATAGCACATTGCGAACCTCCTTGAATACTGTAATTAATTGGTCAATAAAATCGTCAGGTGTTTGTTCCTGACCAATTTGATCTTCTTCTCCACCATAGTCACGCAATCCGTAGTATGGTGGGGATGTAATACAAGTTCTTGCCTGTTCATCAAATTGTTTGAGTGTCTTACGACAATCTCCATACAAAATTGTATCTCTCATCCGTAAGTGTGAATGTTATAATGTTTGCGAACTGGTGGATATTTGGGTTTCGGTTTAACCCTAACCACTTTGTATATTTTGAGAAGTAAATCTGTTTTCATCTTTCACTCCATCTTTTTAGAATCCATGAACTACTGTTGTGTTTGTTGTCTCCACCCACTCCCCATAAAAATGTAACTCTCGAATCATGTTTCCATTTTTCATACTCTGGTGTTGTGCCATCTTTTCTATCTCCACCGTTGCAAAAAATTACATTGTTATAGAGTTGTAATGTTAGGTCTATTGCGTCACATGCCGTGTCATCATCATCATTAAAAGGCACGACAACATCAACATATTTCAAAGCTTCTATGACTTCTTTTCTTTCATCAAAGGTCATAAAATACTTACCTTTTTTACGAATTAACCACTCATCAGAATTTAATCCAACACATAGTAAACTATCTGGATCTGTTGATTTTGCCCCTTTACATAACTGAACATGACCACCATGTATCGGATCAAATCCACCTGTAACTAGAATAATTCTATCAGATTTTATAGGAGTTCCAAACATTTTATCTTGTAATAATAGATGTTGCTGCTTGACCTTTGTTGAAGATAGTATCAACAACTGCCTCGACCTTTCTTGCAGTAGAGATACCAACCTTAGAATAGACAGGGATGCAAACAAGTCCGAATACTTTGTCAGCACTGCCCTTACGGATCACACGACCAATCGTTTGACTGATTCCGATATAATCCATAGAACGCATAAACAAGACTGCTTCAAGTCCATTGACATTGATACCCTCTGAGAGTATGCTGTGATGTAGAACAACAAACTTCTTGTCATTTCTACCCCATGCATTAAGTGTATCAAAGAATGTCTCTCTGTCCACCTTCTCACCATCAATGATCGCACCTGTCTTTGATGTGATGGTCATCCAAGAATAACCACGCACTGCTAACTGCTTCACAAAGTCAGTTTGTGATACAAGTGCAACAATCTGTTTTGTTGACTTGGCACATATCAAAACTTTGTCCTTATCTAAGTTATCTATGGCATCAATCATCTGCTCATTGTCTCTGTCTGCAACCAACTCATCTTTGTCAAGTATTCTGGTCTTGTAAACTTCGACCTTTGGTGGAAGTATGTAACCCTGCTTGACTAACTTAGGTGCGGGTACATTGCAAATGACATTACCATAAACTCTTGTCCAGTTCATACCTGCCTTGCTAGGTGTCAAACTGTGCTTTGGTGTTGCAGTAAAGAAGTATGCTCTTGTGAAGACACTGGTTGATATATGCTCAACAGCAGGGAAAAAGTTTTTCTGAACTGAGTTATGTGCTTCATCAAAGTAGATAGTATCAACAACAATATTACTCTCAGCAATTCTGTGTAATGAATGATA